CGTTCCTGACTTACCTATTCCAAACTTTATCCGACTGCCACCAAGAGAACCCCAATAACACTGAGCTGAGACATAACAAGATGTGACACCTCCACCAGGGAAAACCATTGATTTCACTATCCCAGTACCGATAGCCGCTGTTCCTATCCCGCATCTGGCCTTTGGCCCATACTGACTAGCAGTGGTAGACACAACTGGTACTATTCCGTTCGGGAAATCTATATCTTCGCCACCACACCAAAGGATTGGCACGATTTAATTTATTCCCTTCACAATCGATGACGATGGATTGAGGGCATGGACTATTGAGCCTTCACGCTGAGTGTGTACTTGAAACTCTGACCCACCGAAATGCTCGTGGTCCCGGACAGCGCCACATAGAGCAGGAATTTGCCTGCCGTTCCCGTGGCTGTGCTCACAAGGGCGACATGCGTGAAGTCCACCCATGGGTTTGTGGCGGCCGGTCCAAAAGTTTTCTCCGCATGCGTGGTCATGAAATCGGTTGCATCGAGCCCCGGCGCTCCCCAGCCCCCCGCCGCGCATTGTTGCCGCGCATATCCGTTGAGCGGAGGCGCGAAAAGCTCCGTCATGGTTGCCATGGTGGTTGTTTCACCTGGCGTGGCGGTGAGCAGGCAAAGGTACTTGTTCAGCGCGGCCTGCTCAAGCAGCCAGTCGTTAAGGACGTTCTCTTCGCCCTCATCGGCAAGCGTGTTCGGCTGCCAGTCCTCTTGCCAGATGGTGCGGCCCCGGGCATCAACGATACGGCCCCGGCCATGAACGAGAGTGACTCGATTACCGTGCCGGCGACGGGCGGTCCAGAAATGCGGAGTGATGATATCCACGTTATTCCTCGCTGATGTGTATGGCGCTTATGAGATTGTTTGAATCCCGTTCAATACGTTTTGTCATTTTCTTTGGCTTCTCGGGCGGAGGCGGTAACGGAATCTGTTCCGGATCCCGGCTGGCCTCTTCGGATTCCCTTTTCTTCGCGGCAAGAATGCTGAGTTTCTCGGCGATAGATTCAATCTTTTGAGAAATGTTGGATAGATTTACTTTTGGTTCTTGCTTTTCGCGGAAGATTCCAATCCCAAGTTCCATCCTCGCGACGGCATAGCTCATCGCCTCTATCTCGGTCTCGTCCACTTCCTTGCTTGGCGTCGGATTTATTTCTGGCGCGGGCACAGGAATGGATGCGGGAGTCCTTGCAAATGGATCGGGTTGGGCATCGCGCTTTGCAAGAGCGGCGAGACTATAATTCTGCTGTTGGATCATGGGCGATTCTCCACCGCTCGCAGGCTTATAATTCGCCTTGAACCTCGCCTCATTCGGCGCCAACCATCCGCCGCCGACTCCTTTGTTGTTGGCGTCGTATAGCGCCGCCGTATCCATGCGCATCAGATTGTCCAGATCGAGCTCGGTCCCCATACCGGAGGGCAATTCCAAACCCTCGTCAAGACACAATTCCATTGATTCAATCAGGATCTGCAAGCAATCCGTGTAGTACGAAATGATGAGGGCTTCCACGTTTCCGGCATACGGCGGAAGCGGGCCGCCCAGTTTGAATAGCGGGTAATGAAAAGCCCTAGCGATGTCCTCGACGGTCCACTTCAACTGCTCGGCGAGTTGCGCAGCCTCAGCTGTCATCGTGATCGGGTTGAACTTCATCTCGTTGCCCAGCACCCAGACGTTGCCGATATTCTCGCCGGAGAACTGCCGCTGAAACTTCTTTTCTATATCGTCAACCTGGTCTTTACTGATTTTTCCCGGAGCAGTAATCACGCCACCCGGCAGAGCTTTATTCTGGAAAAAGTAAGTTGAGTTCTCCTGGATCTTGTTTCCCATCGTGGCAGACAGGGCACAAGCCGTGAGGGGAGATATGCCCACAAGCGGGTGATAGAGGCAGTTGGTCCTGTCGTGGATGATCGCTCTTGCCGGAAGGACAACGCTATTCTCGATCTGGCGCGAGAGTTGGTCGCGGCTCAACTGGTAATACACATCGCCATTCTCGGCAACCAGGGGATATACCCGAGCCGGATCGAGGACATACAAGGCATTGACCACGCCCCGACCGTCTCTGGCCTTCAAAATATATGAGTTTCCGGCCAGTAATTTGGAGATTGCCCACTGCTCGCAGAACTGAATCCGGTTCTGGAAGTGATTCGGTTTCCGCAGGACAGTGAGCCAGGGCTGCTTCTCCGTGATCTCCATCCAGATCCCGTTTTCATTTTCGCAGAGCTTTATTCTGAGCTTTGCAATATCGCTCGCAATCCCGGTCACGCATGCAAAGACCGCCGAGAAATGCAGGAGACTATCCTTGCCGTTGACTATGACACCCTGCTGAAACGTCCTGTGGAAGCCATCCCGAAGCCCACCCCATGACCAAAGGAAGTTGCCGCCAACTGCGGTAAATGCTCTTGCGAATATCCGTGCAACCATCCTGCGGGCAGATCGTAAAGGTTTCATTCTATTTAGACCTCGGCCTGCCGCGTTTGGCTTTTGGAGCTTCGGCTTCGGGATTTGCTTCGACCCGCCTTGCCCATTTCATAAATTCCAGCAATGGCAAATGGACCACTTCGGCCTGATACTTCTCGCCGATGTCTCGGTCCTTCTGCCTGTATTGATGTGGGGTAATTGTTTCGACTTCTGCTGTTAGCATTGGATCTCTAAGGGGCTCCATTCGGAGCCCCTGACTTGAGAGAGGATTTGCTATTATTTGTAATCGCAGCTGGTCTTGACGTACACCGCGGCATCGCGCCGGCGCATCCAGGTGATGAACTGCTCCACCCTGATGGCAACCTGGTTGGTCTGCCACATGCTGATAGAAGTTGTCACGGCGGGCGATCCGCCGTCATCCATCACGATCGACGTTTCGCGGCTGATGTCGACAGAAGGTGTGGCGTCATCCGCCAGCATGATCTCGGCCGGCTGGAGATATATGACATCTCCGGTGGGAACGCTGTTTGACGTGACAACTGGATATCCCTCGAGAGTCCCGCCATCCACCCGGATGTTCGGAAATTCCTTCCCGCCGAGGGCATTGACCATTTGCGACATGGACAGTGCCTGAATGGGGCGCATGAGGATATGTATCCCGCTGGGATCGATCTCCGCGGCCAGGATGGGAGTCAGCGCGGTCTTCAGATCGGTCCGGAAGTTCGCGGCTGACGTGCCAGCCGCTCCGGATGTTCCCGCCCCGTTGGTGATCGATGCCGGGCTGACATCACCGCTCACGGTCACGCTCGGATCCGTGAACTGCTCGTCGAGGAATTGGACCATCGACTTTGAGAGATCCGCGCGAATGAGAGCCTCAACCGAAGGACTCGAGAATCGGACGAGCTCCTCCGAAACGACCGCAATGCCAGCCGCCTTATGAAAGCGCAGAGTCGCGGTATCGAAATGCATGCTGGTGACGGGCTTTCTCGCAGCCTCGCCGACCCAGCCGACCGATGCGCCCGTGTCCTGGAGGGGCATCTTGATATTGAAAGGCACGCGCCTTAAGCCTGCGATTTTGCCGATGATGGCCTGAGGTCTCAGGAAGTCGATGAATTCCTGTGCCATCCATCGATAGTCGGCCAGTTCGGAGGCCCAACCGTCGGCAGTCGTGCTTCCTGGATCAACGGCCAGATTCTTGATGCTCAAGAAATTGGCGTTAGCCAGGATGCGCTCGACCTGCGGAGTCTGGTCCTTCCAGTTCCGGTTTGACTTGGCAAATTCCACCGCGGCTGCGCGGTCGATATGCCCGGTGGAGTAATAGGATGACGCAAGCGCCTGGGCGTACCGGATAAAGGCGGTTCCCTGCGGAAGATCCGGACCCTTGACACGCACGACCCCGGCCCCCCGGATGGCGCTGGCGGAATCGGGTGCGGAGCCGGCCTGTATCGTGATGGGAGTTGCGCTGGCGAGAACTTGTTTTTCCAGTTTGCGCAGCCTGACGAGATCCTTGTCGACGGTATCGTTTTCGATATCGAGACCATCGAATTCCTGTCCTTCGGCTTCGTTCATGCCGCGCCCTTCGTCGGCCGTCAGAGCCCGGATGGCTTCCATCCGCGCGACGTTTGCCTGGCGCTTGGCCTCGAAAGAAGCAATTTGTTCTGCGATCGGTTTCATGTTTCCTCTTTTGGGATTTAGGCCCGTAACGCCGGGCGGATTGGTTTGAGTGGCCGCCACATTGCGCACGCGGCCGAACGCGGCCAGCGCCTTTGCGGCAGGCATGTTGCGAAAGGGAAATTTGGCGAGATCGTAGTGAGCAGCAACCGGAATGGCATCGACTACCGAATCGGCGAATCCGTTCCGGACTGCCTCTTCGGCGCTCATCCATGTCTCGGCGGCCATCCAGTCTTTTATCTTCGAGCCTTCCTGCTTCGTCCGCTTGGCATAGACCGTGATGATCGTATCCGCGATCTTGTCCAGCAGGGTGGCTGTCTTCCGGAGATCCTCCGCGCCGCCGATAGCAAAAGTCGAAGGGTCGTGAATCATCATGAGGGCATTGTCGGCGATAAATATTTCGTCGCCCGCCATGGCGACGACCGAAGCGATCGAAGCTGCCAGACCGTCAATATAGACGCTCACCTTCGCCGCATTCTGCTTGAGCAATTGGTATATCGCGTTACCGTCGAATACGTCGCCCCCGGGCGAATTGAGCCGAAGGGTTATTTTCTCCAGATTGCCCAAGGCCTTCAGGTCATCGGCAAACTTCTTCGCGGATAGGCCGCCAAACCAGCCCTCGCCGATTTCTTCGTAAATGAATATTTCGGCTTCCTTGTTCGCCTTGGCCTTGATCGAATATTTCATGTCCGCTCCAACAAAAAAGCCCCGGCTTCCCGAGGCTTACGAAATTCCAAATTCATTCAGCGCTTAGGCGCGCGAGCCGACAAAGAACACATCATATTCCGGGGCTGGGGTATCGCCGATCATTGCCCGCGAGAGCGCCATGATCAGCGCGATCGCACCATCAATCGGCTTTTTGTCCGGGCCCTTCACGGGATAGACGTTATCCTTGCGGTCATAATGGCCGACGACATTCGAGAGCATCCATGTCAGGATAGGATCGCCGTTGTGATGAATCTTGCCGTCGGCGATAAGCGCGTCAAGTTTCTTAGTCGCAGCCGAGAGATTCTGGACCGACATGCGCATCTCGACCATGGTCAACCCCTCGGCCTGCATGTGATCGAGGATCTCCTTGGCCGTGAAGGGGTCGTACTCAACTTCCTGCAGCGAGAGTTTCCCCGCAAGATAAAGCAGATCTTCCTCGATCGCGTCATAACTGGTCGTCTCGCCCGGATTGGTTTCGATCCACCCCTCGGCGGCCCAGCCGGTATATGAGGCATTGGCGGAGTTCTCTATCTCGCCTTCGGACAGGAAGTGCTTGGCGAAAATGTAGTAATGATCATCGCGGCGAATCACGGCCACGCGAGAACAGAAGTCATGCCGCGGTGCCAGGTCCACGCCCACCCAGCAAGGATCAATCGGAAAGTTCTCAATCTTGAGCAATGGATTCGCCAGTGACTTCCACTTTGACGGATCGAACAGCGCCACATCGGCATTCACCCACATGCAGAGGCGCTTGGTCAGGAAGTTATTCAGCGCCGACGGCATCTTGCTGGCCTTCAGCGCCTCCGGCCGCATCTCCTTCAGATAGACAGAAACGTCCAAGTTCGGGTTGGCCTTAATCCAGTTCGACTCGTCCGTCCAGACGTCCCCCTCGTCGAGGGTGTAGATAATGCCGAAGTAAGTTTCGTCCTTCACCACGCCATTGAGGACTTGCGTCAGATAGTTTCTCTGCTGGAAGCATACCCCGGACTGGTCAAAGCCGGCCGTTGTGATAATCCAGATCAACGGTTGCTGTCGGGATCCGCGTGAGCTTTCAATGACGTTGTATACTTTATCCGTCTGGTGCGCGTGCAGCTCGTCAATGATGGCGCAATGGATGTTGAGACCGTCGAGGCTGTTGCCTTCTGCCGATAGAGCCTGGAAGCGGCTCGCGGTCCCATTTTGGAAAATGGAATGCGCCGAGGTATCGACCCCGAAGGCCTCCCGGAGCCCCGGCTCCCGCTCAACCATCTGCTTTGCGGCTTCCCAAACGATCTTGGCTTGGTCTCTCGTCGTAGCCGCGGAATACACTTCGGAACCTGCCTCGCCATCGGCACCCATCATGTAAATACCGACCG